GGATTAGGTTTATTCCATATAATATCTTGCCTTAAGTACCATCCATCTGCTCTTAATGCAAATGCTAACATCCAAGGAATACCAATTAAATCTTTCTCTTTTAGCCCATCTAATTTATTACCTCGTCTTGCACATTTGTCTGGTAAATCTTGCTTACTGGTACTAACAGTTTGTTGTACTAATGCCTGACCTTTTCCAGGTCTATAGTTATAATAACTATCACCAATGTTCACCCATAATGTACCATCATCACTCAAACAGTTTCTAACACTGCGGAATATATTCACGAGGTTTTGAATATACTCTTCTGGTGTATCTTCATGCCCTATTTGTTTATCTTCCCCACCATAATCACGCAAACCATAATAAGGTGGAGATGTTACGCACATCCTCACCTTTTCATCAATTTGTGATAGTGTCTCACGACAATCACCAAATAATATAGTATCTTTCATTAATAATCTTTTAGCCTACCCTCTTGTGATTTGTAACCATCTGCCATATTATATTCTCTTCTATTCTTTACATATTCTAACTCATGCCAACATTCTTCCACGCATAATAATAATGTATGAATCATTTTATGCCTCATTGGTTTACCACTTGTATACACGCAATTTGGTTTTGGTTTAACACCAGTTTCAATAGTAATATATCTTGAAACTGAATTCCATCCATTTTTTATACGTTTTTCATTGTCTACTGGGTCACCCTTAAAATATACCCATCCCTCTTCAATGTCTCCATTTGGTCTATTCCAAATGACATAATCATCTACTTGAGGTTCATACATTTATCTGTCTATTGATGCGAGTCCATCATCAGGAGTTCCTGCGGGAACTGCTCTTAATCTGTCAGGTGCTATTTCACCCCGATCCATATAATATTCTAACCACTCATCACAGGCTGCCTTACCTAAATCATCTGACTTAGGATCAATACTTGTCCATCCATTTGTAGACAATTCTTGAATCTTCCAACGCTTTTCTTTAGTCATTAGATAATAATCTCCAGCACTAAGTATATATTAAAATACCCTATCAGTATAACCGATAGGGTACTATTTGTCAAATAAGGAACTCAGCAATGTAGTAATCAACAGTGATTTCTAACGCAGCTGCTTCTCTTTCACATTCACTGATAAACTTTTCAATCATTTCATCAGTTTGGTTTAAATGATCTTTATTCACGAAGATACCTCCTCACCTGATTTGTTGAATGATTTGTCTAACATTGGCACATAAAGTTCGCCATCATCTTTTAACATAGAGAGCATATTATTGAACCACTCATTGTTCATGTGATGCTCTTCAAATGTCAATCCTTTTATGTAAGATTGACTCCACTCGTGATGGTATGCCATTGATAAAGTAATAAAAAGGCTAGCGGATGTTAGTTCTTTCTTGGGTTGCGATCCCAGAGGCACATCCATCTCCTCGTAAAGGACTTACAGGACGTAATTTCTCTGCTGAACAGAGACAACCATAGATCCTTGCCTAGTTTCTGTGTGTTGTGTGTTGTTGAGAAGTGGGTCACAGCACGTGCGAAGTCTGTTTAGGACGTTACCCTGTAGTATCCCTCTCAACATTTATATAATATTACATTCACGAGGAAAAGTCAAGCAACGGTGGACAGTTCTCGGATTGCCACCATCTTTGTAAAAAGCCCATCCATATTATAGAACAACTTAAAATTCTCTGTCGTTACATAATGTCCTTTAATGTCATTACCGTCACAGTGCCATCCATATGCCTGAACCTGTTCATCAACACCATCTATTCTCATTTTCTTACTACCGTCTAAGTAAGAATGGTATCGCTCGTCTAGGTTAATCATAGTTTTAAGAGGAATGTGTGGATATTATAACATAATGTATGTAATATATCTATGAATTTAATATTCTCTTTAGACTCACGTAATACTATTTAATAATATCTCTTTCTATAGTAATCTTCACCAACTTGTACTTCAATAGTATCAAAGATTCTATTTAATGAACGAGCAAACATTCTGTAACCTAATCCCACATATAACTGGCCTGTTACTACAGAGAATGTTGCAATACCCCAGAAGATATAATAAAATTTAGATTTCACTTGGTTCCTCTGTTTCTCTTTAGTAATCATAATTAATCCTCAATAAATTTTCTAGGGTTTGTCATGTTTCTGGTTATCTCAACCACCTGATCTCTAATTTGCATCAACTCCTCATAACATTGTTGATTGTATGCACAACTACGGAGATGATTATCAGGTTTAATTAACGACTCTATAAAAATGGCATGAGCAGCATCCCATCTCTCATAAGAAGTTAATTTTTCATCCAGCGATTTCTGATCCTTCATTTAATTCACATTGCGGAGTTCCTTGAATTAGTATTTCAACTATTTCTGTTTTAGCATCTGATTTCAAATACTTGTCAGCACGAACAGTCTCTATGATATTCTGAATATCAGAGCAACTCATTAAAGCAGCAAGTAAAATTTCCATCACATTAAAGTGAGTGACTGAAGTATTTATTTAATAATCTCCCAATCTTTATCGTCACTCTCCATCATAGAAAATAGATAACGACCAGAGATTGATGATAGAAATACTCTACCATCCTGACGATTATCCACTTTGCATGAATGTAGTCTATCCATTTTATTCACGAAGCGATTAGTAGCTTCAAGTGATCTAGGTTTGACGTAGAGGAATTCAGATTTCATTGAAAGATTTGAATTAACGAAATTATAACATAAAAAAAGGGGGAAGTAAATCCCCCTTGTGACAATTAAGCAGCTTCACGCTCATCTAGAAACTCTGTATTAAACTCATTATCAAGTTCAGCAACATCTTCTACAACAACTTTAGCATTGTCACCCACTTTTACCAACTCTTTCAAATTATCATTTTTTCTATCTTGAGGTAATGCACCCAACACAACGATGGGCCAGACTTTTAGACCTGTTTTTTCTAGTGCAGCACGAAGGTTAGCAAATATCTTCAATGCTTTCTCTCTCTTAATAGAGAAGGTTTGTTTTTTAGTAGGAGCTCCACAATGGAAAATAACATAAGTTTTCTTTCCAGTTGCAGCATAAGTTATAATGGCATTAATAACTACTCTCCACTGATAACCCTCTTTCATAACCACGCCATACATATCACGTTCAGCATCATATTCACCCCCAATAATATAATCTATTCTAGAATGATTATTAATCCAATTCTGAACTTTAGGAGCAGAAGTATAGAGAATATACGGAAGTTGAACTCCTATTTCTTTAAGAACTTGAGCAACAACACGATTCAGTGTTTCTTTTCTACGATATGGATATACCTTCTTAAACTTTGCACGAATAGCATCTTCAGTCTTCTTAAGTTTTCCAGTTATTACTTTTTGAATAAGAAACTTTCTCATATCAACTTCTTCGTTGATTCTTTTAGGAAGCATCTCATTCTCTTGTGCTTGCACATCTTCCAGTGCATCTTCAGTTCCTTCCAATAAAGTAAAGAACCAACCTTTCGTTTTCAATAGACGTAATGCCTCGGTTCTCCCATACCCATAAACTAATTTATATGGTTTGGAACCAATCTCCGTATTTCCAGTAAATTTAACAGCAGGTGGAAACTCTTTCTCATCTACCTGTGCAGCAAAAGAAAGACGTAATGCTTCTATTTCTTCTGAACTATGCTGCTCTTCTTTAGTTATATTTCCCTCATCATCAATCACTACATCATCCCAATTTAATTTTACTGTGGGACTATTTGAAGGTGATGTAACATCCAGATGTGACCAGTCTGGAACTGGGACATTATTAATATCTGCGTTGTCAAAATACTCTGATGGCGTTGCCATGATTAATCTCCTTAAAACTAATGTTTATGTTGGTGGAAAGAAAAACACGTATCGTTGCCAATACAAATGTGAATTTTCTAGCCAATTGATATAAGTATATATCAGGTTTCACCAAATGTCAAATGGCGGTTTCCCGTACATATTCACGAAAGAGAATCTCTTCCATTTTATGTGCTTCTAGTTCCCATGGCTGGTCACTATAGTCCGTCTCAGAGTGGTCTATGCCCTTCCAGAGGCGTTGATTACGCTTATCTCTTAAATCCCCACGCACATGCTGTAATACATGCCAGAGTTCATGTAGAAGGGTTTTGGTGTACTCTTCCACAGTCATTCTATTGTGGATCTCGATCTCAAATTCACGAGGTCTGGAATCAGAATCAGTAGGCCACTGCCAACCAAATACACCTTCTCTAAGTAGGCCCTTATGGTCTACATGGACGGAGATCTTATGACGTGGGAGATACTTATCCACGAACCAAGTCACGATGCTTTCACATCTTCTTTGAGAATAATTGTAACCAGAGTGACTAAGAAAGAGCATAGTTAATTACCACTTGAGCAACACGCACACCCCAGTTCATAAGAACCATGAAGGATGTGATGAAAATCAATTTTTCAGAACCAGTGAGTTGCATAATCATTCACGAACATAGGTATTATAAAACCCC